TTTTTGCTTGTTCAAGAAGTCTTCGACCTTTTGCTACTGCTGATGCTTTATCACCAGAGTGCCCCCAAGCTTCTAGTGAGAGCTTCAATCTCGTCTTCTTCCCATCTTTGTTTAGTGGTCCTGCAGAAGACCCCATCCTTACTAGGAAAGAGCCTTTGCGTTTCTTTTTTTGTGGAGTATCTGCTGCACCTCCTACTGGTGCTTTTAAGTTACCACCAGTTTTTTTGTTATAAGATGCACGACCTTTTGCGTTAAGTCCTCCCTTTGGGTTTTGCCCCTCTTTTCGTTGCCACGCAGGTGTCCTAGCCATTATTTTCCCACTTTCTTCATTGCTTTTTTATGACTAGCTGTAAATGACATTCCTGCCATCATATCTTTTTTCATACTAGCCATATGCTTTGCAGTATGATGTTTGCTGTGTCGTTTTAAGGCATTTTTTTGTGGTATAGATAGACCAGTTTTTTTTGTAATTGCCATTAGAACACCACCCATAATAATGTTGATACAAGAATGTAAGTAATCATATTCTATACTTTCTCATACCAGAATTGGTTTTTTGTTTTGGCTTATTTTTAGAAGCCATAATTTTTGTTTGTAGTTGTTTTGGCAAAGTTTTTTGTTTAGCAGATAGACCACTTTTCTTTGCTTTATCTTTTTTATGTTGTTCTTTTCCTGCTTTAGTGTAGGAATAATTTTTTCCGTCTAATTTTGGCATTATACTCTGTACCTCCTAGTTTTGTTTGAGATTGATTTTGGTTGTTTACTAAATTGCTTTCCTGCCCTTGTGTCTGCTTTTTTCTTCCGATTAGTCGCTGCCCTTTCGGATGGCGATAACGCAGCAATCGCTTTCTTAGGTAAATACCTTGATTCACCTTTTTTACCTGCATATTGCCATTTTTGCCTACCCCACTTTCGTAGTTTATTGTTTGACTTTTTTGGTCCAGAATATGAACCACCTGCATCTTTATAATATTTTACTGCAAGTTGCATAGCCCTTGCTGAGTGTTTACCACCCATTTTGGCTTTTGCTCTGGCTTTAGCTGCAGCCCATTTTTTAGGGTCTCGCTTTGTGGCAGTACTCATTGTACTGCACACGCATAAGCATTGATTTCAAGACCAACACTTACCTCTGTTATTTGTGGTTTATTCCAAGACATATTTTCTCCAAGTAAAAAGAGGAGTCCTTTTGGACTCCCCTAGTTAGTATTATTAGGCTTCAGATAGTGCGATAGCAGCAGCAGGTCTAAGAATGTTGTGACCCATTGCATACTTAGCAACCATCAATGTACCTTGACGATTAATTTGGTACTCGCTTTCTACTCCAAGGTCCATAAGCTTAACAGTAGCTACGGCATCTTTAGTCATTACTAGACCTTTTACTTTAGCAGCTAGGTCAACTAAGTTAACACTATCTGTAGTAGTATTAGTAATGTCATATGCAGTAGTTCTGCCAGAACCTGCAGTATTAGCAAGTGGTCTATTACCTTTAGACTGACCTTTAGAGCCACCAGATGTTTCAATAACATCAGCAACTACTAAGTGGTTAGACATATAAATAGGCATACCTGCAATTTGTGGAACAACTGCAGATGCTACTGAGCCAGTACCACCAAAGTCACGATTCATATAGACCAGTTTATTACCATCAGTTACATCCAATAACGCATAGTATTGGTCTGGTGGTAATACTACAAACGCACCATCAGTTGGAACATTTTTCTTATCGAATTCTTTCTTTGCATCAAAGATAGACTTTGCTAGTTTAGCAGGGTCTGTAATATCTGCTGATGCAGAACCGATAGTCACATTATCTGTAAAGTCTTCTTCAGAAAATGCTTTGTAGTCTTGAACAAGAGCAGCAGCCCTTGTTGCGTTAGTTGCTAGAGCAGCTTTTAGTGCTGTTCTAATTATGTTTTTGTCAGCCTCAGTTGCCAAGGCAATTCCTGCCTCTTTACTGTATGTCGACCTTACATCGTAATGATTGATTGCCTCGTCAATGTTTGGCACAAATTGAGCCGAGATTAACAAATCGTCAATTGTTACGATTCTTTCCGATGCTCGTATCTTACCACCAGTAATTTCATTGCCAGGGGTGTGATACTCAGCACTTGTTCTACCTAAGAATGGAAAGGATGCTGACTTACCTTTAGTAATAGTTCGAGTCCTCATAAGAGGCATCATAATGTTTTTTGCTTCAAATGCAGTAAGAACTTCTCCTGCATACAGCTTTAAAAACAAATCACGAACATCACCAGTAAGGTTAGTCTGTCCTAATCTACTCACATCATAGGCAGGATTTGATTGACCTTGCATAGCCATAGTTATCCTCCTTATTAGTTATAGCAAGTTGATATTGATTTATTATTACAAAGTTCTGCAAGTTTCGTTCTCTAAGATTATCCCTCGCAAGGGGTCAGAGATACTAGTCTCTTTTAGTATTTGTAACTTGTGTCGCAGTTGCGACAGTTAGAGTACAGAAGATTTTCGTAACTTTTCAGCTACTTGACTTCTATACGCAGGGTCTTTTTCGTATCTTGGGTCAGACATCGCTGCAGTAATTTCTGCCAGACTTTGAAAGTTCCCTACTGTTGCATCGCCTACCTCGCCTTTTACAAGGTTTGGTTCGACACCTACACCAGAACGATAACGAGAATGGAGACCTTGGATTGCAAACACAGCATCTTGAGGGTTACCAGTATCAACAGTTCTGTTAAATACTTCTTGCTCATCTGCTGTTAAGTTATTTGCAGCCCAATCCATCATATTTTTATAGGATTCTTCTCCTCCTACTAAGTTATAGGCTTGTTGCCTAGTTTGGTCTACAAGAGCCATTTGTCCATCTATAAATGAGTCTACCACATCTGATGGTATACCTGCATCTTCTAGTTGGTCATACTGCTCATCTGAGAGACCACCTTTTTCCCAAAAGTCTTGAGACATAGAACTATAGTCAATTCCGTGTGCTTCTAGTTCATCAATAGCTGCATCTTTGTTTTCCAAAGCTGCCTCATTGTCTTCTTCTCGACTTGAGTGAAACTGTTGCTCCAGTTCAGAATAAGCTTTTGCCATATCTTCTGGAGTGTTAAATTTCTCTGGTAGCCAGTCTGGTCTATCTTGGACTTCTTCTGTAGCAGGTGGCTGTATTGCAGCTTCTGCTTTTTCTACCATTTCTTGTTGATAATTAGGGTCTTCTTGAGTTTCCCCTTGATATGTATTTAATTGTTCAGCCATAATGTTTATTCAACTCCTTGGTCAGTTTGTTGCTGTACTTGTTCGATTGCTTTCTCGGTTATTGGTAATGCACCTTTTTGTGCCATACCAGAAATAGTGTCTTCTAGTTTATTCATAGATTGTTGTTGCATCATTTGTTGTTGTTCTGCTTGTTTTTGCTCTGGTGTTTTTATTAAACCTCCAGTATCAATTCCTAACGATGCTCCTAGTCTATCTATATAATCATCAACATTAAGACTAGACGCAATTGTCTCTGGTCCTAATGGTTGTAGATATTGTAAAAATTGTGCTAATTTATTTAAATCTTGTCCTCTTCCTAAAGCTTCAAGTCCAGTTACAATTTGTGGCTTAACTGTATCTTTTGGCATTTTAGGCATCTTTTTCTTTTTCTCTAGCCTATCTAATATTAATTCAACTAGTGGATATTGAAATTCTTGACTAAGAATAGAATAAGTACCACCAAGTGCACTTTCTAATTCTTGTGCCATAAATCTTATTTCTTCTGCTGTTACTCGTTCAGCTTGTCTTTGTACAGAAGAATTAAGTAAGAAAGCAAAAGATAATCGTTCAGTAATTCTTAATCCAGTTTCTTGTGCTACTCTAAAATCATTAAATTTGTTTACCTGCAAAGTTGTTACATCATTTGCATCGCCTTGTACAATTGCTCCATTTGGTGCTTTAGCTAATGTATTTTGTTTTGTTGTTCCGTTAGGTCTAACTAAGAATAATACTTTAGAAGAAGCAGCACTACCCTCTACAATGGCTCTAGTTAAAGCTTCAAGACTTCTTAAATCTCCTATATATTCTTCTACAAACCCACGACCATAGTCTTCACCATCAATTCTAGTAAATCGTAAAGGAATAAATGGATTTTTATTTAAAGGATAAAAACCCTCTGAGTCTGGTACAATCATACCTTTTACTTCTTGATGTATATGAAACTTATCTTCTTTACGACAAACATAAGTATACAAATCAAGATTTTTGTTATTATAGTCTGCTTCTCTTTCTTGAGTAATATTATCTGCTTGAGTAAGCATTAATCGTGCTTTTTCTGGTAACATAACTGGAGATACAGACTCTTTAGTTATAATCTCCATTACATTTCCCATAGTGTCTCTTTTTACGACATATCTATCTAATCTAAATACTTTCATTGCTCCCTCAGTTTTTGGGAAAAACAACAAAGCATTACCTGCTACAATCAATTGTTTCAATGCCTCATATACTGGAACACGAATTGCAGTTGATTCTATTTCCTGCATTGATGTTCTTTCTATTCTTGACAAAGCTTCTTCAATCGCCCCTCTTGCTTCTTTACCTGCAATTTTTTCAATATCAAAATCATCAATAATTAATCTAAAGAAAGGTGAGTTAGGTGGTAAAAGAGTAAGTAATAATTTACTAGCAAGATTGTTTACACCTCTTGCACCAACTGCTTGGTAAGGTGTTTTATAGTTAGTATAGCCACTATGACCTTCTGGTGGCATAAGAGTTGGTACAGTTAACTCTGCTGCATCTCTTGCTCTTTGCAGAAAAGAATCTCTGTTAGCAGCAAGGTTTGCATATCTACTAGCTATAGATTTAATTTTGTCCATATTAAGTTACCAATAATACAAATAATAGAAAAATTATAATAGCAAGATACATAGGTTTATTACAATCTATACAATGCACCCAGTCTTTTACTTTATTCCAATATTTTTCAATCATATTTAACCTCTCGGAATGTTAAGCCCACCCATAGTCAAAGAAACATTTTTAGATTTTGTAGAACCACCACTTGATTCTATACCTAGTCCTACTACTTTTCTAGGCTTAATCAAACGATTATCTGTTTTTTTCTTTTTCTGTGGATTAGCAGTTGTTATATTTAACCCAGTTTTCTTTTTCTTAGTTTGTTTAAATTCATTAGGAACAACAGCACTAACGGCTCTAGTGTTATTCTTATTTTTTATATTACCAGAAAAAGCCATAAAAGGTATACCCATATCTTCTACATATTTTTTTTGTATTGCTGATGCAGATTGCATATCTTTTGCTCCTTGACTTAAAGCATAAGCCATTCCGTGCATATTTCCAATCCCTATTGCCTCTGCAATATTTCTGTATCTTTTAGCCATATTGGTTAACTAGACTCTGGTATGTTGATACCAGTTTTTCCAGACCCTCCAACATTTGCTACATTGACATCAAGACCAACTCTGAATCTTCGTTTTCCCATTCTGTCTTTTCGTCTTTGTGCTGATGGACTTGGTACTGCATCATCGTCAGCATCTACTGCTTTTGCAGAACCTCTTCCCTCAATAGCAGCTACTGGTGTAGAAGCTTGTCTTTTTGGTTTTGGAGCAGGTGCAGAACCACCACCTCCACCTCCTCCTAGTCCAAGACCACCTAGAACAATGAATACTCAAGGTGCAGCAAAACCAGCTGAAAGCGCTGGTAGTGCAGACAATACTTCTACAAATGTAGAAAATATTAGGAAAGGCAGAAAGGTATTAAAGATACCTTTACTTGAGGGTGCTGGAACTGGCGTACAAGTAAAAAATTAAAGCATGGATATTAAAAAATCTACAGTTCAAGGAATGTATGAACTGTGTGAAGCTGTAAGAGAGAATTATTTAGACAGAGCAAGAGATAGTGCAAAACTAACTTTACCTACTTTAATTCCTCCTAGTGGTGCTTCAGCCTCAACAAAATATTCTACTCCTATGCAAGGTATCGGTGCAAGAGGCGTTAATAATCTTGCTTCCAAACTTTTACTTTCACTCGTTCCTCCCAACGCACCTTTCTTTCGTCTAAAGATGGACGATTTTGTAATCAAAGATTTAGAAGCTGAAGGTGATGAAGCATTAAAAAGCTCAATAGAAGAAGGATTGTCAGCAATTGAAAGAGCAATCATGACTGATATTGAGATAAAAGCTGATAGAGTAGCAATTAATGAAGCTTTAAAACACTTAATCATAGCTGGAAATGTTTTATTATTTGTAGCTGATGAAGGTATTAGAGTTTTTCCTCTATCAAGATATGTAGTTAAAAGAGACCCAACAGGAAATGTTTTAGAAATAATTACTAAAGAAAGTATTTCTCCAAAAGTATTACCTGAAGAAATACAAGCAGCTATTCTTGATAAATTAGGTGATAATGAAAAGGATATAGATTTATATACTTACATTTGTAGAAAAAAAGATAAGTTTGAAATTTACCAAGAAGCAAAAGGAATACAAATACCAAAAACTTTTGGAACTTTTCCATTAGATAAAAATCCATATATTCCATTAAGATTTAATAGAGTTGATGGCAGCGATTATGGAAGAGGTTATGTCGAAGAATATTTTGGAGATTTAAAAAGTTTAGAAGGATTAACAAGAGCCATAGTAGAAGGTAGTGCAGCAGCTTCAAAAGTTTTATTTATGGTTGCTCCTAACTCAACAACAAGAGCAAGAAAATTAGCAGAGTCACCTAATGGTGCAATCATTGAAGGCTCAGCAAATGATGTTTCTACTTTACAAGTAAATAAGTTTGCAGATTTTAGAATTGCTTACGATACTATGAATAGAATTGAAGGTAGATTGCAATACGCTTTCTTAATGAACGCTTCTATACAAAGAGATGCTGAAAGAGTTACCAGTACAGAAATAAAATTTATGGCTGAAGATTTAGAGCAAGCATTAGGTGGTATCTACTCAATACTCTCACAAGAATTTCAACTTCCTTATGTCATGCGTAAAATGGCAATAATGGAAAAAAATAAAAAATTACCTAAACTTCCTAAGTCAAGTATTCGTCCAAGTATTGTTACAGGATTAGAAGCACTTGGAAGAGGTAATGATAAAAATAAATTAATAAGTTTCTTAACTACTATTAACAACACTTTAGGAGTTGAAGCAGCTACTAAATACATAAATGTTACAGATGCAATATCTCGACTTGCAACAAGTGAAGGTATTGACCCTAAAGGTTTAGTAAGAAGTGAAGATGAATTGCAAGCTGAAGCTGAAGCGCAAGCTCAGGAACAGCAGCAACAACAAATACAGGATATGGCAATGCAAGCTGGCTCAAAAGTAGCTGGTAACATTCCTCCTCAATCTCTCGGTGCAGCATTACAAGAAGCACAAAATATAACAGAAGGAAATTAAATGGTTGATACAATAGAACCTAAAGATAATGGCTTAACAGAAGCTCAAAATCAATCTACTCTCGATACAGGTACAACTGAAAGACCTAGTTGGCTTCCTGAGAAGTTTGAAAACGCTGAGGCTATGGCAAAGTCTTACAATGAATTAGAAAAACAATATTCACAAGTTAAAAACCAAACGCCTCAAGAACAAATACAAGAAGCTAATCAGGCTACAGGTGTTACTTTAGATAATTACTTTGAAGAATATCAAAACAATCAAAGCTTATCTGAAAAGAGTTATTCTGAGTTAGAAGCTCAAGGTTTATCAAGAGACCTAGTTGATAATTATATCGAAGGTCAAACAGCATTAGCTGATACACAGATGAATCAAATTTATAATATTACTGGCAACAAAGATAACTATGAAGAAATGATTGGTTGGGCTAGTGAAAATTTATCAGATAGTGAAGTTACTGCTTACAATAAATTAGTAGAAACTGGAACTATGGAAGAAGCTATAATGGCTGCTACAGGATTAAAAGCTCGTTATGATAATGCAGTTGGCGTTACTCCTAACTTAATAAAAGGTGGAGTATCAGAAACTTCAAATGCTTTTCAATCTACAGCAGAAATAATAGCAGCAGTAAACGACCCTCGTTATGCTGTAGATACTGCTTATCGTCAGCAAGTAGAGGATAAAATTAAGAGGTCAAATGCTTTGGGTTAATGAAATGATGTATAAGTATTGGGATAAACTTTCCGATAGAGGCAAAAAGTTTGCAATTGGAGTTGGCATTATTCTGATTATCATAATCATAGCTAATATTTTCTAATGGTAACTAGAAATTACGCTAGTGAATATCGTAATTATCAAGGTACAGAAACACAAAAGAAAAGAAGAGCCATGAGAAACAAGGCTAGAAGAATGATGACTAAAGCTGGTAGAGTTTCAAAAGGTGATGGAAGAGATGTAGACCATCTTGATAAAAACCCATTTAACAACTCTCGGTCTAACTTAAAAATTAGGACACAATCTTCTAATCGTTCAAGGAATTATTAATGATACAATTATTAGGCGCTGCTTCTCCTATTATATCTGCATTATTTAAAACAGTAGATAAGGTAGTAGATAGCAAAGAA